AAACATCCAAAAGCAGCAAAGAATCCTAATTCACCTTTACGGCTTTCCAGAAAAAGATGGAAATGCAAGGGGACAAAAAGTGCCAAGTAAAAAAGGTTTATACGCCAACATCCACGCTAAAAGAAAACGGATCAAGGCTGGCTCAAACGAGAAAATGAGGAAGCCTGGGAGCAAGGGCGCGCCTACAGCAAAAGCATTTAAGAAAGCGGCTAAGACTGCAAAGAAGGGGAAAAAATGAAACGCATCCTAGATACAGACCCTGAATCTGGCATCACAACGGTTTTCCACTCAAATGAGCATGACCAGACTTACACAGTCGAAACGCGCCAGGATGTTTCACAAATTCTTAAAGAGAACGCGGCACAACGGAATTTAACTGACAAGCATACGCCTTATGGCGATCAGATCGGTCGGCAAACAAAAGTGGCCTCTATTCCAATGTCAATTTATGCGGATTGGATCAAGAAGGGCTACACGAAAGATCAGAAGAAAATGAAACAGCTTCTGAACTCACCTGAGTACAAATATTTTAGGACCAGAGAAGGCAAAGTCTAATGGCTTCCAATTTCGGTGAATTAAAAACAGAGATCGCAGATACGTTGAATAGGACCGATTTAACTTCAGTCCTCCCAACGTTCATAAAAAGCGGTCACGCAAAGATAAACCGGGAACTGCGAACTCGTCAGATGATCCAGAGAGCTACGGCCTCCATTGATTCTGAGTACACACAGTTGCCGAGTGATTTTCTACAAGTACGGGATATTCGGCTAAATACGGACCCGGTTAAAAACTTGGAGTTAATTACGGCAGAACAACAGAATCAGGAACGTCAAAGATTTGGCAATACCTCTGGTGAGCCTAAATACTTCACCATAGTCGGTGAAACGTTTCAGGTCTTTCCTACACCGGATACCACTTACACCTGTGAATTAGCTTACTACCAGAAGATCCCTGATTTTTTCAGCAGCGATGCGGATACAAATTGGTTACTGACCAAGGCGTCAGATATCTACCTTTACGGATCTCTGGTCTATACCGCGCCATATCTGAAAGACGATGAACGGGCGGTTGTATGGCAAACGCTTTATCGAGATGTATTGCAAAGTTTGAACACTGAAGAAGAGAAAAGTCGCTATAGCGGCACAACCCCTCGAATGAGACATAGGAGTTTCGGATAATGGCAGGCACTAGCGATTACCTAGAAGCGGCGGTCCTTGATGCCGTCCTTAGAAACACATCTTACACATCCCCAACGACAGTTTTCGTGGCGCTTTTTACCAGCGATCCGACAGACGCCGGGACGGGAACAGAATGCAGTGGTACGGGTTACGCACGACAGTCGGCAGCGTTCTCTCGAACAGCGGGAGTTGCAGATAACACCAGTGCGATCGAATTTCCAACAGCGGGGGGATCGTGGGGGACCATATCTCACGTTGGTATTATGGACGCTGTTAGCTCTGGCAATTTACTGTATCACGCGGCACTTTCTTCCAGTAAGGCTATCACTACAGGTGACATCTTCCGCATCCCGGCTGGTGACCTCACGGTGACAATGACTTAATGACGGACACATACGGATACGGTAATTACGGCGATGGTGTCTATCAGCCTCCCGTAGATAACGGATACGGATACGCGCTTTACGGTACAGGTGTTTACGGTACAGTTACAATTCGGACAGATGGTGAAGCTCACATAACGAGCAGCACCAGTGTAGCTGCGGCAGGCGGCTATGCGATCGGTGGATCGGCGGCTATAACCTCTAGCACAGCAGTAAGCGCAGGAGCTACGGGCGGCGTCATCGTTACCGATGGCAGTGCAGCGATCACAACGGTTAGCACTGTCGTTTGCACTATCGAAGGCTCAATAAGAACGGCAGCGGGTCACATGACTTCTGTTTCGCTCGTTGCCTGCGGTATCCAACCGAAAATTACAGGCGCAGCAGCGATAAACACGATATCGACTGTTGCCTGTGTGGGCGGCTATATACCGCTCATTGATACAGGAACTATTTCCACAATCACAACTGTCTCTGCTTCAGGTGAACTGAAATGGGACAACGTACCAGATGCCTCAGAAAGCTGGACCAATATCCCGGCAGGCAGTGCGTCCTGGGCAAATGTAACTCCACCAAGCACGACTTGGACAGAAATTAACTCTCCTTACAGGTAAGAATCATGCCAACTAATACAGCAAATTATTCCTTAAAAAAACCAACGGTCAGCGGAGACAGTGGGGTCTGGGGCGGCTATATCAATGACACAATCCAAGATCTGGATGATTTACTCGGCGGCACGAATTCAAAAGTAATCACTGGTATTGATATTGATTCTGGCACTATTGATAACGCGCCGATTGGAGCCGCAACTCCCAACACTGGTGCTTTTACTTCTGTCGCAGTAGATAACATCACAATTGATGGTCAGCAGATCACCTCAACAAATACTGACGGCAATATTCAGTTATTCGCCAACGGTACTGGTTACGTTGAGATCTACGGTAATACTAACGCGGGTGCGATCCGTTTTAACTGCGAGTCGAACTCACACGGTGTCACATTAAAAGGACCACCGCACTCAGCGGCAGCTACTTACGCATTGGAATTACCAGACGCAGATGCCAGTGGATTTCTTCAGTCTGACGGTGCGGGTAAATTATCTTTTGGCACACCAGCGTCTGGACTACCTAATCCGACGATACAAGCAACAGGTGTAACTGCGACCTCGGGCCAATTCCTTGTTGTCACCAACGGTGGTATTACGATCACTCTTCCAGCAACACCATCAGCGGGCAACTACGTGATTATCAAGGATGGTACAGGAGCTGCGGCTACATCGTCTTTTACGGTGGCAAGAAACGGTAGCAACATAGCCAGTGCACCATCCGATCTGACGTTTGATAAAAACTTTGCCGAAATCACAATGACCTATGTTGATGCAACAATAGGCTGGAGCGTCTAATGACTAATTTAGCCGATCTGCTACCAGCAGGTGGCGGTCAAAACAACACAGAGTTTGTCGCTGACGGAACTATTAGTTCTGGTGCGCCCGTTATTCTGACGAGTGATGGGAAGGCTGCGCCTATTTCACAATCTTCTATATCTAATTCCGCAGCTACAGCTTCCCAATTTGACTCGGGAGTCGAGTTTTATATTTCATCAATGGTATACGATCCCGACACACAACGAGTTGTGCTTGTTTACAGCAATACTGATGGCAGCTATTACGCTTATATCGTAGTAGGACAAGCCTCTGCTACGGGTGTCACTTGGGGTACTCCGGTCACTGTCTATAGTGGCGCAGTGGTGGGTGACATCGCGTGTTGTTATGACACGACAAATGATCGCGTAGGAGTTGCTTACGAAAGGTCTGGAGGTGGGGGGTGGTATGCTGCTTATTCAATCAATGGAGGGACAAATACACCGACTTCCATTGCTTCTCATGTACAATTTTCTACTGGCGGCGAAAGTTTTATATCGCTGGCTTATCATCCTGGTGAAGACGTTATGGTTTCCGCCTCTACATCTGCGGCCTACACTCCCAATAGAGGTAAGATTAGTGTAGCTAGGCTTGGGGCTAGTTCCATTACGCTAGGTAATGAAGTGTTTTTTCCTACTTATGGTGGCGGCACTTATAGTTACTCTAACGGCACTATAAATTTGATTTACGAGAAAAACCTTGGAGAGTTAGTTTTAAATTACCCAGATGGAAGTAACAGTAGTTACATGACCACTTGTGTGGTGAGTCCGTCAGGCACAGGCAGTCCTACATTTGGTGCTTTAAATGTTTGGCTTTCGCAAGCGGGATCAGGTAATACGCTAACTTTCGATGAAACTTCAGGGAAATTATTATATACCTATTATTCTGCCGCAAACTCACCAGCAAATAGCGGAGCAGCTAATGTTGGGTTGGCGAGTGGTACGAGTGTAACTGTTGACTCGACAAAACATTACTTTACGAGTACGGCTGTCACTAGAGAACAAGATGCGGCGTACGATGCAAACGCCAAAAAAATTGCTCTTCTGTATTACATCTATTCATCTGGTTCAGAAACCCGTTTTGTGGATGTTACTACTTCTGCCTCTGATTACTCGGCTACTTTCGGGACAGACGTTGCGGCGTACTCTGGAGCTACAGAGGGAGCTTGGGGTGATCCTTCTGTAGTTTATGATACGGCTCTGCAAAAATTAGTATGGGCTTTCAACAACGCTAGTACAGGAATATCGCAATCTACAATTTTAACAGTTGCTACAACCACCTCGAATCTCACCTCAACCAACCTCTTAGGTCTTGCTCCAGAAGCCATCAGCGACACAGCGACAGGCACTATTAACACTTGGGGATCTCGCAACGAAGCACAGACAAGTCTGACGATAGGTAGCGATTATTACGTTCAAGATGACGGCACAATCACAACGGATACAGGTGGTCAGCTAATCGGCAGAGCAATCACAGCCACACAAATTAACATCAAGGACTATACAGGATGACGAATCTCTCTGACCTTTTTCCTGCGGGAGCGGGGAAGCAAGTAAGTTTTACGGCAAGCGGTAACGTCACCAGCTCTGGTAAGCCTGTTGTCTTGAATAGTGATGGGACAGTGAGTGAGGTGTCGGGTTCTTCAACAGTTATTGGATCACCTACTGATGTCTTGTATCAAGTGATGAACCCGCAGATTATTTCAGAAATTACGGGAACTAATAAAACGTATGCGGGTTTACAAGACTACAATAGTGGCTCGAACAAAGGCACAGGGTTTATTTTAACGGCTTCAAGCAACGCCATCACCGTAGGTGCAGGAGCAGATTATACTTCAGCAGGTACGGAACCTTATTATCCTTGTAATTGTTATGACAGTGTAAATAGTCGGATTGTTCAGTGTTGGCAAGAATCAGGGAGCACGAAATACCTTAAAGTTTGCGTAGGTTCCGTTTCGGGTACAGCGATTACTTGGGGTACTCCCGTTACAGTAAAATCGTGGACTGGCGGGGTTTTTATGTTTTACGCAAGAATGGCGTTTGACCCTGACACAGGTAATTTTTGTATTCTTTACAGAGATGGGAATAATGCTCAATATTTAACCGCGCATTGTGGAACAGTACAAAGCGGGACAACCACCGCAACGATGGGTAGTTCAGCAGTGGTAATAAATTCTGCAACATCAGACTACAACCAACTATGCTACGACACAACGCAAAACAGGTTCATTTTTATTTACGATCAAGGTACTACTAACTTTTATGCCAGAGCAGTCACTTGTTCAGGGTCAGATGCAAGTGCAACAATAAGCTCTATTGGAAGCGCAGCCGAAATTGGTTCTAGTGAGTCTATATCTCAGTGGCCTCTAGTTGTACATGACTCCACAGCGGGTAAAAATGTTATTGGGTTCATTGGGGCAGGGAACACTTTAAAAGCGGCAACTGCGACAATAGACCCTTCTACAAATGCGACAACAGTGGGCGCGGTCACTACTATATCAGGGGCTGTGGTCACGGCAGACAGTCTGGGTCTCGCTTATGACCCTAATGCAAATAAAACATTATTAATTTACCGTGATAATGGAAGTCCTTATTACAGTTATTATGTTGAGCTTACTGTGAGTGGGTCAGATATAACGGCAAGTAGCTCTGCCGTATTTTATTCGCAAAGTTCGCAATATAAAGGTTTGGCATATAACGCCACTGAACAAGAAATAGTAGTAGTTATTGGAGATGCTTCTGTTGATTACAATAAAGGTTTGGTTTTTGTCTTTGGAGCAACCAACCTCACCACAACAAATTTTCTCGGCATATCAGACGCAGCCATTTCAAGCGCAGCTACTGGAAACATAACAATAAAAGGTGGCATAGCCTCGACAGGGTTGAGTTCTTTAACTCCGGCCAGTGACTACTATGTGCAGCCAGATGGAACATTCGGCACTTCTGCGGGTGATCCTAGCGTCAAAGCGGGTAAAGCCCTGTCAGCCACCGCACTTAATTTGGAGTATACATCGTGAGCAATTTATCTGATCTACTCCCCGCAGGAGCAGCGGCAAAACAACTGACCTTTACTGACAGCGGTAGTGGTATTACGAGTAAGAAACCTGTGATACTCAATAGCGATGGGACGGTAAGTGAGGTGAGTGGGACTGCATCAAGTGTTGGTTCGCCCGACCAATTCACTCCCACTACAGCATATGGTGGGGGTGGCCCACAAAGCGTTTGTTACAACACTACAGATGATGTATTCATAATCGCGTTTAAAGATGCGGGTAGCAGCAACGCTCTTTCTGTCATAGCCGCCACTCTAAGTGGAACCAATTTTACTTATGGTTCAGCCGTAGCCGTTGCTTATACCGCAAACGCAGATACTTATGACATTGTTTTTGACTCTTTACGAAATTGTTTTGTGGTGGTGTACCAAGATAATAGTAATTTAAAGTGTATGACAGGCACAGTTTCAGGGACAACGATTACGATGAACTCTAGCTCGGCTTTAGTTGTTTCCTCTGCAACCTATGGACTTGTTAGAGGGGTTTTTGATGCTACCAACAATAAAACCTTGTTGTTTTGTCGGGATAGTTCAAGCAAAGGGCAGTGTTTTGCAATATCTGTCGATGTCTCCTATGCCCCTTCTGCTTCTAGTGCGTACAACTTTTCCGGTACAGATAATGTTGACAACTCTTTTATAGCCCTCCGTGGAGTGCATGACCCAGATCAAGAGCGAGTTGTAATTAGTTATAGAGGGCCATCTGCTACTGGATATATCAATTTAGTTGATTGTTCAGGGTCAACACCAACAGGAACTAAAATAGTAAATAGTGCTTGGTCGAGTTCTGGTTTTGGAGGAGGCGATATTGGATATGATACGGTCAATAACAAGTGTGTCATAACCGTCTATGATGCAAACAATAGTAACTATCTGTCTTACCAAGTAGTAACAATCGACAGTGGTAGCACTGCAACATTTGGAACAAAGGTTACGCAATCAGCGGCAAACTCTCAGTACCCAGATATGCAATACACCATCTATGATCCCACAGCCGCAGCCACGGTTTGTACCTTTACAAGTAATAATCTAGGAACTTACGCACAAAAAGCTACGGTTTCAGGAACTACGCTAACCATTGATTCAACACTGTTAGAGATTGTAAATAGCACTTTAATTGCTAAACAACAGGGGGTGGTTTACGACCCTGACACTTCGCAGTTTGTTATGGCATATTACAATTATGACGGAACAGATGAGGGCTATGCAAAAGCCTACAAAGTAGCCACTAGCAATCTCACCGCAACGAATTTCGTAGGAATCGCCGACAGCGCAATATCAGCTTCTGCTGCGGGAAGCATCATAGTTCAAGGTGGTACAGTAACCGGATTATCAAGTTTGACCACTGGTAGTAAATATTTTGTGCAAACAGACGGGACATTTGGCACTTCTGCGGGTGACCCTAGCGTCAATGCAGGATTAGCGATTTCAACAACATCTTTACTTTTGAACGGAGACTCATAATGAGCCAGACTATTACAAGAAATGACGGCAACGTAAGCGTTTATGTATTTGACGACAGCGTAAATGTCGATCTTTCAGCAACACCTAACGCTACTGTTAGAAATAACGGCGGCAACGATTTCGACATCGGTGACCTCAATGCCAGTAATGCAACTCTTCACACGGGCGTAACAGCTCCTGACGGTTGGGTTGGTGGTAAGCATACCTATGACGGTAGTGATTGGGGTGATGTAGCAGGATGGGTTGATCCGGCAGCAGGAATGTTAGAGCAGGACAAGGTTCGATATGCTGCGAACGCAACTTACAGCAGTACGTTTACCGATGCGGTACAAGCTGAAATAGATCGAATCAAAGCTCTCTGATCCAAGTTTTCATTCTCCTCATCTCGATTCAGGGTGAGGTCCAAAATACATCGTGCGAATTTTCTCTTTGCTTTAACACCTTTAACCGATGTTGGTATTTTTCCCAACGAATCAACAACAATGCAGACAAAAATGTTACCGCAGATTGTCGTTCAATTTTTATACAGCCGCATGAGAGGTTTTTTCAATGATAGAAATTGGAATTGCGCTTGCGGCTGCAACAAAAAGTGTTGAGCTAATTAGGCAGGGTGTAAAGCTAGGACAAGATACAAAGTCCCTTTCTAGTGAATTCGCAAAGTTTTGTGATTTTAAAGACGATATCGCACAAGCGCAGAAAGAACGTCAGCGCGATGATTATTTAGAGAAGTACAACGAGAAGCAAATTCGCAAACACGCGATGGATCTCGCTATGGCTGAAGACAAAGCCAGAGAGATGGAAGATGCTATCCGCAGAGCTTTTTTTTCAGTTAACAAAATGGATGTTTACTTTCGGATGATAGAAATCCAAAAGCAAGAAACTAAACGCTGGAAACTTGCGAAGAGTAGACAACAAGCAAAACGTAAAGACGATTCACTCACTGGAAAAGACGTAACTTACATCATGTTATTTTTTCTTTTTTCTGTCGCTGTGATTGGCGGCGTAATTTTTATGATTATTGCAGGAGAAGCAAATGCCCAAAGTTGGTGGGAAACATTTCAGTTACTCGAAGAAGGGCAGAGCAGCCGCTAAGTCCTACGCAAAAAAAACTGGTAAGAAAGTGACTAATAAAAAGAAAAAATAATGGCTTTAGTGAAATTAGAAATACCGCCGGGTCTTTCGGCCAATGGAACAATCTACCAAAACAGCGGTCGTTGGTACGACGGCAACCTAGTGCGTTGGTTCCAGAATACTATGAGGCCCGTGGGCGGTTGGACAAGTATGAGTTCGGATCAGTTCGCTGATGTCTCCCGAGGTATGCTCGCGTACTACGACAACTCGAATGCTCGACGGGTAATAGTTGGAACGCCCTCTAATCTTTATGTTTATGTGGAAGGTAAAAACCAATCTGACATAACACCGTCAGCTTTAGCTGCGGGATCGGTCGATGCTAGCGCGAATACAGGATACGGAGCCCAATTCTATAATGAAGGGACATATGGCACCCCCAGAGCTGATAATCAAACCTATAACCCTTGTACCACTGTTACCATTGATAACTTTGGTGAAAACGTAGTTGCTTGTTTTACCGGGGGCGGTGCAGATGGCAAGATTTACTACTGGCAGAATGACCCGGCAACAATAGCGGCTGTGCTTACCAATGCCCCAACGAACAACAAAGCTGTTTTAGTGACTGATGAAAGATTTGTGATGGCATTAGGTGCAGACTCAAACGCCAGAAAAGTCCAATTTTCGGACCAGAGCGCGCCAACAGTATGGACCCCTAGTGCGACGAATGCAGCGGGTAGTTTTGAGCTAGCCTCTGAAGGTCAAATCCAAGCGGGTGTTGTGATACGGGGACAGATACTTATTCTGACAGATGCAGACGCTCATGCTGTGGATTACGTTGGGAGTCCTTTCTATTACACTTCTCAGAAAGTCGGTAGTAACTGCGGCATCATAGCACCCAAGGCAATTGCCTCATTTGGTACATCAGCGTACTGGATGGGTGAAAAATCTTTCTACGCTTACGATGGAGGTTATACAGTCCCGATAACGAGCGAAGTCTCTGACGCGGTGTTTACGGATCTCAATCAGGTCCAGCGTTCTAAAATATGGGCAGTGGTCAACGGTCAATTTAATGAAGTTTGGTGGTTTTATCCCTCGTCCGGTTCAACAGAGGTCGATAAGTACGTTTCCTTTAATTTCAATAATCAATCGTGGGCGATGGGATCTTTAGCCAGGACAGCGGGCGTGGACAACGGCGTTTTCCAAAATCCGATATGGGCCTCTACTGACAGATACATTTACGAACATGAAACAGGTTTCTCCTGGGACGGCGCTACACCTTTCGCTGAAAGCGGAGCTCTGCAAATCGGTGATGGTGAAAGAATTATGGATGTCACGGGATTAATACCCGATGAATCTAACTTGGGCGATACGTCAGTCATCTTTAAAACCCGGATGTTTCCCACAGGTGATGAAACCGTATCAGGTAGTTTTAGTATGGCCAACCCTACCAACGTGCGTTTGTCAGCCAGACAAGTGCGAATTCGGGTGACCAGTAACTCGGCTAGTGATTGGCGTTTTGGCAATATGCGAATAGAAGTTCAGCCGGGGTCTGCACGATGAAACTATCCAGACCGCTCAGAGAATACGATCAATCACAGTTTGCCACGAATAATTTTACCATTGAGCAAGCTGACCGTAACAATCACAAAAAAGATCAAGACATTGAGGTTGGTACAGCCTCTGTTATTTTAACCTCCGCAAACGGAACTCGATATAAATTAGTAGTGAGTGACGCTGGCGTTTTATCGACGAGTGCAGCCTAATGCCGTTTATTAGATCGACAGGACAAGGGTCAGCCGATAAGACAGGAATGAGCGGTGGCTTGGGGCCGGATGATTTTGGCGGTTATGACGGTGCAGTTTTTAAAACGACATTTAAAGGCGGTTTTCGTGGATTAGAAGGTGGTCAAGTTTTTGGACCAGCAGGCTTTGATCCCGCCGCTGCGGTTGGGACAATTGGATATGACCCTATAGCAAATTTGGACGCAGCCGTGAGTAATGCCGCTTTCGGAATGCCTACGATAGATTTAGATATAAAAGGCGTACAAGACGATCTTAATACTTACGCGGCCAATAATCCGATGAGCCAGATTGCTCAGAATATTGCTGCGGCTGGTTTAGATCCAAGCGGTAGAGCAGACCCACAAGGACCAGCATTTGACACAACGTTTGATCGTAATCTACCGGGCGGTGGTGCAGTTGATACCGGAACCAACACAATTGATATGTCAACGCAGGGTACAGGTGCTGATGCTCTCGACCCCAACGTCATTATCGATGATGCCGCACGGGATGGTACGACGATTGAGGATTTAATTGGAACTTACAAAGATCCTGACGGTAATCCTTATTCAATCGCATCTGTGATTGGTGCGTTAATCCTATCCGGTAATAAAAACGCAGCAACAGTTTTAAGCAACAGTGGTTATAACCCTGATGGTACTCCAATGGGTGGCGCAGGCAATGTCCCCGCAGGCGGTGCAGGCAATGACACTGTAGCAGCGGGCGGCGGTGATGACACAGTTGGCGGTGGTGGAGGCGATGCAGACGCTGGAGTAGATGCGGGAGCTGATCCAGGCGATCTCGGCGTGAATAATCAACCAGACGGTAATCCACCTGGAGGAAATCCACCTGGAGGAAATCCACCCAGAGGAAATCCACCCGGAGGTAATCAACCAGACAATGACACACTAGATGTTGATGACACAAACGACGACACAGGCGGCGGGTTATCAATACCAGATATTATTGAAGGCGGCGCAACAACGGCTGCTGCATTAGGAGGCGCTATGGCAAGCGGATTCGGATCAGGTTTTTCTAACACAGAAAGAACAACTAGCAGAATGGACCCGGACATCAAAAATCGGCTCACGGATCTTTACGGTCCAACGCCAGGTGTCATGAATAGTTTGGTTAATAGACTTAACACGGGCTATGGCGGTTTTACGGGTGATCGTTACGGTGACATGAATGAGGATCAACTGCGTTTTAACGAGATGGTAAGAAATAACATTGAGAATATTCCGGGTAAATCGATTTTCGATAAAGCTGTAACAAGAGCAGATTCCACAGCGACGCCTACGGGAATGGATGTTGCAAAAACAGCTTTCGGACCCACAGATCAACCTCTTGCTACAGCAGCCAGAGAAAACATAAAAGATGTTGTGGCGGGTCAGTTCGCAGGCACGAATTTAGACCCCTATCAAAATCCCTACAACAACGCAGTTATTGATACTGCGCTTGCTGATCTAGATCGTGCCACACAAATGCGGCTACGAACTGCGGATGATCAAGCTACCAAAGCAGGCGCTTATGGCGGGGATCGAGCAGCTATCGAGCGAGGGTTAATTGGTGAAGAGAGCTTACGGACTGCGGGTAGGATGGTTGCTGATTTAAGGGCCAGAGGTTTTGAAGATGCAGCTAATCGAGTAGAAGCAGACCTAGATAGAAATTTGAAGGCACAAGAAGCTAATCAGTTAGCGGATCGTCAAACGAGTCGAGATGCATTAGATACAGCGACGGCAATCGAGCGTGATGATCCCTTAAACCAGTTGCGTACAGCAGAAGCACTAATTAATGCTTTTTCTACGGGCTCTGACCAGTACAGAAATAATTTAGGTGACTTTATGAGCGTTGGAGACAGGCTCGATGCGCGAGATCAGAGAGAAAGAGATTTTCAATTTGCGGAATTTTTAGCCTCCATCGGTTACGACCAAGACATGATAAACAACATGATTAACCTTCTCAGTACAGCAACAGGCGATCGTCAAGAAGAAACGAAAACAGAGATGGGTACTGTTGGGCAGCTTGCACAAATTGCTGAAATAGCTCCCGCTCTCGGCGGGATGATTGGCGGCGCAACTGATTTCATTGGCGGTTTGTTTAATCGTGGTGACAACGATAGAGATAAAGGCGCTTATCCCAACGCTCGATACAAAAATTAAAAGGTAACTACTATGGCAGACGGTTTACTAGACAGAATTGGTCGCACATTAAGAACTGCCGGGAGTGGTATCGGTGACATCCTTGCAGCGGGGGGTCAGGCATACGCGCCACCCGATATGAATCTTACCCGGAACCAACAGATGGGTTTGCTGGGATCTCGCCTGGGAGACATGATGGTCGGGCCACGCGGTGAAATGACCAACAACACGCCAGCTTATCTCGATAACATCAGACGCGAAAATGAATTGGCTAGGCGCAATCAGTCACGCGATCAGATAGTGCAAGATGTACGAGAACTGATTGCAGATCAGACTATCACCCCTACTGTAGGCGCTGCGATTATTGAGCAAGCACAAGTCGATCCGTTAGCAGCGCGGGGCTCTTTGGATCAACAGACAAGGCGTAGTGGTTTATTAAACGCTCTGCCTGGTCTAACAGAAGAAGGTCTGTCACCTGGTCTCCTAGATGTTATGAGTAATCTACCTACTGAGTCTATTTCTAATATAACTGAAGGTTTGTTGGACGCTCGATTTGGAGGAACTACTGCTGGACTGACAGCGCCAGTTTTTAGAGATACAACCACTGGAAAACTTGTGCCTAGTCAATTATTAGATACGGGCGGTTTTTTGATAGGAGGTCAACAATATGGGGGTGTTGGTCAGCCGCCAATACCAGAAAACTTAGAATATATCGGACCCACGATGGCTTATGATGTGCCAACAGCAGCGGATCTTGCTTATGTAAGGGCTGAACAAGATGTGCTTGGTGAAGCAGCGGGTAATTATGCAGTTTTTACAAACGAAGAATACATGACAGCACAAGCTGATTTCCAAGGTTTTATTGAAGGTAATTTAGCCAGACAGCGTAGAGAAGCAGAACTCCGTGCAGATTTACAAGGAGCAGCTAGAGAAGCAGAATTAAAACGTATCGATGATCTACAAGATAATTTGCTCAATGCCTTTGCACGAACAGCTAGTAAAGAAACGCAATTCAATTTGCTTGATGGCCTATTTGAGCAAGCCAGGGAGCAAGCCAGTAAACTTTCGACAGGTCTTAGCGGGCAAGCTCTATCAGGAATTGGTGGCACAGAAGCACTCGAATTGCAGAAGACTATTGATGCAATCGCTGCCAACGTTGGTTTTGATAAGCTTCAGGCAATGCGCGATCTGTCAAAGACAGGCGGTGCTTTGGGTAACGTGTCCAACGTAGAACTTAATCTACTAACTAGTTCATTGGGTAGTCTTAGCACAGAGGTTGGTTATAACACCTTCCTACGCAATTTAGAAAGAGTGCAGAACACAACTACTGCGTTGTGGGATCAGGCTCAAGAAAACTTTAGAAGAGAATTCGGTGTGGATTATTTCGATCCTAATGCCGAAGGTGCTGCAAAAGACTTGATTACTCAACGACGGCGCACATTGCTTGGTATTGAGGATCTATCACTCACTCCAACGCCAGTTGATCCAGTTGATCCAGTTGATACGCCAATAGATACACCACCACCCACCACTGCCGCAGATTTATTCAATTAATAAGGTAATTAAATGGCTATCCCTCAAGAGTTACTACAACAAGCAATTGCTTTAGTGCAGAGCGGTGAAAAATCGTTAAGTGATCTGAAGCCAGAGTTCCGACAAGAAGTAGAAGCTGCGATGAACGCTGATTATGTGCCTAACGGTGCGCCTATTTTTCGCAGTGAGCCAGCAGTTACTCACTCAGGGCAAAGTGTGGAGTCGCAAAATACTGGGCCTAGTAACTATGAAAAACGTTTCAATTACGCAGTTTCTTTACCGTTTGAAGGTGCAGGGCAAAGATTAAACGAAATGTTGGGATTGTTAGGTGTTGATGAAAAACATAGAGTGGGGCTCCCAACACCAGAAAGTGTAGCTGCACGGCGTGAAGCAGCAGAAAAGTTTAAAAGCACCGGGGGCGGCTTAACTGGCAGTTTACTATCAAGCGCACCCTTAATGGCAGCACGAAGATTCCCACCAGTTGTAGCGGGAGGCGCGCTATTTGGCAGCCTAATGCCTACGACAGAAGACGAAAGTGTACTGATGAATATGGCAAGTGGTGCTGGGTTAGCTACAGTAGGTCAGGTTGCAGGGGATTTAATGCAAGGTATCGGCACAAGGATAATTAGAGGACCGCAATCGCAAGCTAGAGAATTGAGTGAGCAAGGCGTTGAATTAACACCGGGAATGTTAGAGGGCGGTACAGCTAACGTAATGGAACAACAAGCAACATCAACGCCCATTTTAGGCACGGCTATTATGGACGCCAGGGAAAGAGCTATCACTGATTTTAATAAGGTAGCAATAAATAGAGCGTTGCAACCTTTAGGGCAAGAAGTGGTTGAAGCTGGGACACAAGGTATTGATGATGCAAGCAGAATCATAAGTGACAGTTATGATGCAGCGTTAGAAAATATAGATAATATCGAAGTCGATTCAGCGTGGAATATAACTACGCAAGGGATTCGTAACAAATTAGCGGAGTCGGGCGATCTCCAACAATTAGAGGTATACGATGAAGTCATAAAAGAATTATTAGAAGAAGGCGTAGATTTAACGGCGGAAATAAATGCTAGAACTTGGAATCAAATAAAAAAGAAAGTCGCTAATCGATCTTTCACGCTTGGTAAAGAACCTGAAAATTTTGCAGCTACAGAAGCTTTGGATGACGTTGTGGATGCAATGATGGATATGATGGAGCGATCTGGCAGCAATGCTCCAGAAGCAGTCGCATTGTTGAAAAATGCAAATGCAGCATTTAGATTGTTCGAACCAGTAAGAAGAGCTGCTGGTAGAGCAAGTTCAGCACAAAGGGGCGGTGTGTTTACGCCAGAAGTCTTAATGTCAAATGTGGTTGCACGAAAACCAGCACAAGCAGCTAGGGGCGATTTGCCAATGCAAGATTTCGCTTTGCAAGGACAAAATGTAATAGGAAGGTCGGCTGGAGCAAGCGACTCTGGTACTGGTGGCAGACTCGGTTTGTTAAGCTTGAGTGCGTTGGCCGCTAACAGTCCATTAAGGGCGCTTGGTATGGGAGCGGGTCTATTAGGATCAAGATATGCATATGCACCTGGCACAATAGATTTAGTAAACAGAGCAGCCAGAGCACGGCCAGATGCATTGCGTGATTTCGGTTTCCAAATGTCACCGGGTCTAAAAGGAGCGTTGGGTATCACGGCTGGAAGTGAACTAGGTTTACTAGGACGTTAAGTCTTCCTAGTTCTCCTGAGTACTGATGTAATGTTTATCCGTTTTTGCCGAAAGTTTTTTTAGTAAAGGTGACATCGCCAGATGGATCAGAAAATGTTGTTTGCTCCCCAATGTTAAGGTCACACAGATCCATAATGAACTCGTAAGGTAGATCAAAACCTGAATCAGCCCAATCCTCTTGAGATCTGCCAAGCTTATGGCCAATGATTGAATATAGAGATAATGTCTTTGGTTCAGCATTTGGATAACCATCTCCCCACTCAACAAAAAAATCTGTAAGCAATAATTGAATATGTAGTGCATCTAGCGTAGATCTTTCAATTGGTGTTAGCTCGTTCATTGTCATGTGTCCTCTAACTAAATGTGTTTTTTCCGAACACCAAAATGATATCAAGAGTATTCAGTAGATACAAATAGTATCTACATATAGGTTAATTTTAGAAAGGGTATGAAAAGTATATGGAAAGGGTGCTAAAATAGCACTATAGCGAATATGATGGTTCGTAAGGTATTGATTTAATTGACTAACCGCCTTCTTTGGGAGAAGGCAGTCAGACAATTTTTTAGATTTAAATCAGTTACTTACGGAAGGTTAGATTGAAAAGTTCCCAAAAGTTCCCAGGAACTATTTAAATCATCATATTCGGGGTATAGCGCAGCCTGGTAGCGCGCTAGCTTTGGGAGCTAGATGTCGCAGGTTCAAATCCTGCTACCCCGACCAACCCCCTCATTTTACGACTCTTAAATGAGTTGGCTGCTTGTTAAGCAGTTCCTTTATCTGCTCGTTTTCCCATTCAACCGCAACGTCCTTTTTGGGTTTAAGCATCGTATTTGATGGCACGACATCAACAGAGTGATTGTAATACTCAGCCATTGCCGGTGTTTTATGTCCCGAAAATTGTTGCCTCGATACGCCAGTGGCTTTCTCATCAAATTCAGTAATACTAGTATGCTTTAATTTGTGATAACTCAAACCCTTTGGCCAAGGTTGGTCACTAACGCTAGGCCAAAGCTCTTTTGCCCGTCTAAACATTGAGGCAACGCCAGAGCCTTCATATCTCTCGCCATTTTCTTTGCAAAGTAAGGCTTTGGGTGCAGGTCTGCCTTTAAGCTCACACTCGGCTGCAATGCGAGTATGGCGTATTAGTGCTCTTTTTAACCATCTCTCAATATCAGGGTTAACACGTTTAACTTGCTCTTTTTGGGTCTTACTTTGTTTGATGTAAATACCGTTAGGCTTCACATCATCCACATCAAGCTGGATCATGTCCTTACGCCTTGCAGCGAGTAAAAAAGATCCCACGACAAATAGATAGCCGATCTCTTTCAACAAAATCAGAAATTTATCCCAAGTCTCAAAATCAAAAATAGGTTTTTCTGTCTCTGGGACAATTACTTTTAACTTATCCGTTGGAACTTGGTCACAAAGCTCCCGGCGCGCTCCAAAAAACATCACTCTGCTGAACAGACCTTTTTCCTTTTTAGCCGATGAGGGTGACCCTTCCTCTTTCCAATTTGGATATCTTGATGGATCGACTGTCCGGTCTTTAATATCTGCAACACGGTTATCCACATAATCTGTAATATCTTTCAGCTTCAATTCCGTAATGGGTTTGTTACCAAAAAATGCCGCAAGATTCTGTGCTTGTCTTTCATCTTCTTCCTTTGTGTCATTCTCACGGGGCTTACCTTTATCGGTTAGCCGAAAAGAAGGATTAAGACGCTTGTATTGCTCCCACAGGTCGGAGAAGGTCAAACCTACTTCTGTTTGTGTTTCTTCTGTGGCTTTGTTAAAAGCCGCTGTAAGATCCGCTATGCTAACATCAGTCTTGCATAGTCTTTTCTCTCTAAACGTGCTCAGAGAACCGCTGTCGAGTTTTACGCGGTAATGTAACGCATAATACTCGCCACGCTTCTTGACCCTGGCACGGTCTGTCCTGAGACTTTTGTAAAAGTCAGTGTCTTTCATAGATAGCTACCCCACTATTTAGATTTATTTACTGCATCCCACGAAACAATGACTCTAGCTTTCTTATCCTCACCATCTCTGGATAAGTAATGGGTGATATTCCAAGTGCGTAACCATTCCATTTGCTTGTGCATATGGGTATATCCGGTTAGCTCTTTCACCTCGTCTTTAGTCAAAAATCCGTGCATCTATATACTACCGCTATCTATTATCATTGGCAAATACTAAAGGTATCTATTTAGGGGTTAAAAAGGTATATCATCGTCATCAAAACCGTCGGTTTTCGCGGGTTTTGCGGGCTTTTCAGTTTCTACGATAGGGGCTGTGATTTCTTTGCCGTCCTTATCCTTTTTGGGTTTACCGAGCTTTATGCTCAAAAAAGGCCCGTTCGAGCCATTTCTGATTTTACCGTTTACCCAATGTAGAACTAACAAATTTCGCTTCTCATCCTTCTCCCAACGTGAGCCGGAATAATCGTTACCGTAGTCATCTGGTTCTTTATTCTTGTTTAAGGTCTCTTCACCGTGTTTCGGGTCGTAATCACTCATTTCTTAACTTTCTCCTGTTTTTCACTTGGTCATCACTTTCTTCTAATAGCAATTCAGCTCCCGCTAGAATTATGTCTATGTCTTCCTGATTACGTTGGATAGGTATAATCATGAGCTGCTCATCCTCATGTAGCCTGGGATCAAAAGTCACGAAGTCGCACCGATCGGTTTCCGTACAGTTCATTTGCAATTGCATTTGGTTGTAATAGCCTGACTTGCCTGCTGTCCCCAACGTCTTTACCTTTTCTAAAAAGGCTGGGTCATCTACAGGTATTCCCGCAGCTTTCATGTTTATAAATTCTTTATGATAGCCAGCGGAGTAGGGGCATTTAATTTCGATGATGGCATCACCGCTAAAGAGGACGCCGTCAGGTGACGCACAGATGCGCTCGTTTGTAGGATCCAGGTAGATGCCTACTTCATCCACTAAATTCCCTGATTCAATCTCATAAGCTTGGAAGGCTTTGGGCTCGTTATCAATGCCCCACTGGATTGAATCTGGTTTTCTTTTCTGCTCTTCTTTTAATATTTCAGCCAGACATTTATCAGGATCCAGGATTTGGTCCACAATCTTGTTCTTAGAGTCTTCTCGCTTGCTAGAGTAAGCACCACGAGATCCTGGCACAACAACACCCGCGCCACTCGCTGAGAATCGACCGAGCTTTGCCTTAAACCACTCTGGGGTGCGTTGCTTAATTTTTATTAACGGTGCTTCTAGCTCTTTTATCTTTTTTGTTTTTTTACGCGGCATCCTTTAAATCTTCCTTGAGTTTATCTTTAGCTATCCCTATTACTTGCTTCATGAAATTTCCTAACTTTTTTCTGTTCTCAGATTCCTTCTTCCAAATTGCTGCAAGTTCATCTCTTGTCGCAGCGGAATTCAACTCGGCAGTCAGCTCTGCCAAAATTTGCACTTCTTCAGCTTTAATGCCCGATAGGATTTTATCTGGAGAAACTTCTTCAGGCTGCACAACGCCATCGTTATCGTCAGCATCTTCCTCGATTGTGAGATTAAATGCGCCACACAGGTTGTATCTACGTCCGTAAGTGTGAGCTGCCCCGAGTTCTTGATTGTTGCTTGGATTGCTCAAAGTGATTGGCCAAGTATAACTTTTGCTTTCATTGCTCGGTATATGTATCAGAGTAGTGACAATATCTCGATCTGCTTCTTTACCTTTACCTTCAACACGCTTTATGTGCGTATCGATTTTTATTTCATTCTTTAACAGAGATGCTTGGATTGAGTTAACCACAGCATATAAGTTTGCATAAGGTATTGGTTTGCCGCCCCGGAGTTGCTCTGCGTTGGGTTCTAATGCTTCAAAACTTTCTATCGCTGCAAACATTGCTGCGTTGAGTTTTTCTGATTCCTTCATACTTTCTCCTTTTATGATTAGTCTCAGCTTTTGGACCTCTAGCTGAGTCAGAGTTGGATGCGCTGACTAGACCGCATTTTCCCAATCCTTGTCCGTGAGATATCTAAAACCATCAGTGGATATAATGTGTATCTACTGTGGGCAAATTTTTTTACTTGTGAATCTGGGTTCCTATGACTACGCCAACTGTACTCATTCTCTTTGGCATCTTAAAAACTCTTTTCGGATAATCCTTGTTAACGAATTCACAAAAACCATCTCCCTTGTATCTTGCGTACTTCAATGTCTTGTCTGATAAAGCCATCATATCACCAACTTTCGGTTCTTTCTCGAAATCTACGATCGCTGTGCAGCCGTGTGGAAGCTCGGGATCGTTGGCCTCACCATTAACAGGTAAAGCATAGGTATGAATGCTATGCTTACCAGGCCAGTAGATTTGATTATCTACCACAACTCTATTTTTTATAATCTCTAATAATTCTTTCATCTCTGTACCAACGAGGTAACCTACGTCACCTACTATCCCGTTCACAGTACCCGTGACCATATTCACGAGGTTCGATGCCTCTCTTGCGAGGCGGGGTGAAAAGTCCTCTAACTCACACCCTATGTGTCTGCAAAATTGCAGCCCACGTTCCAAGTTAATCGGGTTGCGTCCATTGAGCATATGCGAGATTTGAGATTTATCCGTTCCCATTGACTTAGCCATTTTCGGATGGCTAAGACCTCGCGCTGCCTCAACTGCTTGGTACAGCTTTTTTAACTTGCTTGCTTCAAGTTCTTTAGTCATAATCCCAAATACTATCAGTATCTAAATAAAAATACTATTCGTATCGGGGTCAATTAGATTATCAAATTTTATTCATCAATCAACTCATGCGACGAACTAAATCTAATAAAAATTTAAAGTAAGTTATAAAAAGTAGAGTTTTCTGCTCATAGGATGAAGATTAGAGGGGAGAGGCTTCATGAATGTTAAAAAAAATTTTAGGAAAAATTTGCGTAAATTAATGTCGGAGCGTGGCTTTAAATCAAACGCTGAATTTGGAGAGAAGGTGGGCATGAGTCCAAGCAAGATACAACGATTATCTAACTGCGCTAATGATGACCAAACGATTGACCTTGGAGATGCAGCGAAAATATCGGTGGCCTTGAACACTACACTCGGCCATATGACCGGAGCCGTTGCGACAGAGCAACTAATAGAAAGAACTAAGACGATGCATACAGGTATCGTAGGTGCGCTAGGTTATCTAGAAAAAGATTTGATTTTGCGAGAGCGCAGAATAAAAGAATTAAAACATGATCAAAAATTTATTGAGGAAATGTTGGCGGCTTTCTTTCCTCTAGATGCAATTGAAAAAAAATCTGAATAAAAACTTTTTTTTTGCTCCGTAGATATGTAATATATCTTAAAGATATTAAACATATGGAGCGTGTAAATGTATCCCCAACGATTCAAACGACCAATTCCCCTCAAAGATTGGATGGCCTCTAAAGGTTATACCATTGCAAAAACAGCGAAGTGTTTTGCAGATGGCAATAACCAATTCATCCCTGCCGCTATTCAAAAAATGCTTGCGAACGAAAAAAGAGATGTGGGCGTACAAAACGAAAAGTTGGTCGAAACGAAAAGAAAAAAAGTTGTTGGCGCTTTTGTAAACGGTCAGTATTTTGACACTGAAGAAATCATCTACATCGAAGAATTAAAGCCGGGGAAAAAACTAGGGCCAAACCCAACCGCAGACAATGCCAGCAAAGGCGTTCATACCAATGGACTCTACGACAACAGAAGACGGGTAAATTAATTACGATGCTAAAAGCTAGGGAGTTGGCACAGTTATTCGATCATGCGAGGGAGTTAGGGGAAGGGCGTTGGGTGGCTCGATGCCCGGTCCACGATCGGGGACAGAACCTATACGTCACTGATGGGGATTCAGGGAAGACACTTATGTTTTGTCAAAGCGGGTGCAATAACGTGGAGATATTAAAAAAAGTTGGACTTACCTGGCGAGATCTTTTTTCTGGCGATGCGCCAAAAAAACCTTACGACACTTTTGAGGATCATAACACTTTACTTTTCTATCGCCAGGGCCTCGCCAACGGCGAAAAAAACATGAGCCCAGCTTTTGTCAGACAAGCTGGTATCGCACAAGAGAGATTAAGAAAACACGGTTTCATACTCAAGAAATCAGGAGAACTGCAACGTGTCACTAGAGCTAATTAAAATGCCTCACAGCGTTCTAAGCCTAAGTGACAGTCACGCTATCGCTTTCATGATTCTTCTATACAGCAAACCCGAGGGCTTTGCTATCAGAGGACAGGAAGTGATGGATGCCTTTAAAATCGGGAAGTCGGTCTTTTACCGGGCCAGAAAAATACTACTCGAAAACAACCTCATCACTGAGACTAAAAAGTTTAACCGTTTAGGGCATTTTGACGGTGTGTACTATCAACTTGTTGTTCCACATGAAACCGTGGTGCAAAAAATAGAACACGGTGACCAACCGCATGCCGAAAATCAAAACACGGTAGACTTGGCACGGTCTGTGCAAAAGCATAATTCTAGCTTAAAGAATAATTCTAGCTGTAAGAATAATGCTAACAAGATTAATGCTAGCTGTAAGATTACTTCTAGCAGCTTGCTTAATTCTAACAAGCATTATTCTAACAGTCGGAAATTTACCAAACAAAACTCCTACCCAGATGATTTTGAAAAGCTGTGGAAATCTTTTACCCCAACGTTGGGGGCATTAGGTTCTAAGTCTGCGGCCTTTCGAGAATTTAAAAAATTGCATATGGGTCCAGGTGATGTGGATTGGTTGGTCGGTAGGATTCGTGCAGAGATTAAACGCAAAAAACAAGCAAAGGCTGATAACGAGTTCGTTCCGTCGTTCGCTCATGTTTGCCGGGTATTAAAAAATGAAGATTGGGAAAGCTGGCCTGATTCCCCAACGTCAGTGGAGGAAATAATTCTGTGATTGTAGATAGGATATCGGTAAGTAATTTTGACAAGGAAACGTTGGAGCAAGTTCTAGCGGAAAAATCACAGCACAAGGTTAACTGGATCGATAGGTATGAGGACCAGATAACCGAGGAAGATCCCACCCAAGAAGGCATTAAACTGCCTTGGACCAAGACCCACGAAAAAATGATTTTACAGTACGGTGCGGTCTCAGTTTGGGCAGGGATCGATGGACACCGAAAGTCGAGTTTACTGGCACAAATCGCTGCCTACTCAGCGCGCGATGTGGTCACCGGGATAGCTAGCTTTGAGATGCCAATTAAGCACCAGATCAAGATGCTGACTCAGCTCGTGTCTGGGGCAATAGACCCGCCGATCGAGTACCAAAAACAATTCGCGAATTGGGGTAATGGGAAACTTTTACTTTATGATCATCACGGCGATGTGCCGAGCATTGAGGCTTATGCGCTAGTGGTCAAGATGGCCAGAGATTACGGGGCAAAGCTCATCGTCATTGACTGCCTGCAAATGATCAAAGGGGTAGGGGGCGAGGCAGCGATCGAACGGGACATCATGAAAATGTTTGTGCAGCTTGCGAAGGCTTTCGATGTTCACATCGCTATTGTTCATCACACACGCAAGCCAGCGCAGGGATCTGACGACTATGTACCGACTAGGTTTGATTTGCTTGGTAGCTCAAGCTACTCACAGCTAGCCTCGATCCTGTGCATAGTCTGGGCAGATAAGAAAAAAGACAAGCTCCGAGATTTACTTGCAGCCGGAGGTGAACTCACTGATGAGCAAGTTGACTATATGCGCCGCCCGGACACAAAAATAATCTGTAGTAAAAATCGACATCTCCCCTGGGAAGGTACGATTGGTCTTTGGTTGGAGAACAGGCAGTTTATCGGTCAAGACAACTCCCAACGTCTATGGTTCACCGAGGAGCTCTCCTCATGATTTATGAGAAGGAACAAGACAGAGAAAACGAGCGAATTCTAGCGAAGGCCCTAGAAGAAAAGTACGGGGGTCAGCTTTATCAAACCAACTCGCTGCACAGAATTGATTATCTTTGGTTTAACGAGAAAGGACCAAAATGGCTCGAAATAAAAAAACGCGAAATACCCTCAACTAAATTCGACACAATTTTTATTCCACTCCATAAATTGCAGTACGCCAACGAATTAAAACAAGCGACAAATTACGACACCTATTTGGTCGTATGGTGGACTGATATGGTCGGCGTTACGCAACTGTCTGATTTGAGATGTGAAGACGACTTCACACTAGATTACAAAGCGCGCAACGGTCGAACTCCAGAGCCAGTGATACATCTGGCACGCGACAAATTTAAAACCATTGAGGTGCAGTTAAATGGTTGATGGCCTACAAATAAACGTGAGCTCAACGGATGACTTCCCGCGTGTCAAAAATTCGATGGTGGAGTATTTAAAGAAGTACGGGAAGATTGTTGTGAACATTGTTGATGCCAGGCGTCGAAGTGACCTGCAGAATCGATTACAACACGCAATGTACAGGGAGATCGGCAAGCAGCTTTACGGAAACGATGACCATTTTGCCAAGTGCGAATGCAAATTAACAATCGGCGTGAAACTGTTAAGAGACAGCAGCGAAGATTTTAAAAAAGTTTATGACAAAAATTTAAAACATTTGGACTACGAAACGAAGCTAGAAATTATCAGTGTGATACCAGTTTCTAGCCTTTTAAGTATGGGAGCAGCACATCAGTACATCGAAAAGATTTACGATGACTATGCTCAGAAAGGGGTGAACTGGTCCGATTTCGTTAACCAAAGCCGTAATGCGCTGAATGCTTAAAGTTTTGGATCTGTTCGCCGGGATTGGTGGTTTCAGTCTGGGACTAGAAATGACGGGTGGTTTTGAGACTGTAGCTTTTTGTGAAATTGAAAAATATCCGCAAGAAATTTTAAAAAAAAATTTTCTAGATGTGCCAATTTATGAAGACGTTCGAGAACTCACAGCAGATAGACTTATTCGGGATGGTATCGGAAGAATCGATGTCATCACCGGAGGCTACCCCTGTCAGCCATTCTCCGTCGCCGGGAAGCAAAAAGGCGAAGCAGATGACCGCCACCTCTGGCCGTTCATGCTTGAAATTATTGCACAAGTCAGACCCTCTTGGGTCATTTGCGAAAACGTTTCTGGTCACATCGCCCTGGGCCTCGACCAAGTGTTATTTGACTTGGAAAACAAAGGCTACGCCTCAAGGACGTTTGTTGTTCCAGCTTGCGCCGTTAATGCCCCGCACAGAAGAGACAGACTCTGGATTGTGGCACACGCCGAATGCAATGGATTCGCTCCCGCCGAGAGGGGAAGAGGCGTTAAAAAGGCAATACGAAGGAAACAGAAAGGGTCGGAAAGAACATTCGACACTCAGGGAGCAAGTGGTTTACCCGCCACCCGGGAAGATGTGGCCCACGCCAACAGCAGCAACAAACGGTCCAGGGAAAGATCCAAACAACAAGAGGGGGATTCATCAGGGCAACGCGCTAGCGACGGCGGTGATGTGGCCCACACCCACGGTGCAGGATTCAAACAAAGCGACGAAAAAGTGGCGGGAAAATCATCAGAACAATTTGACAGCAGCGGTGTTCAACCCGGAGAAAATGCTTTGGCCGACAGCGTCAGCAGCGAACGCGA